CCCACGACATGATTGTCGCTTTTGCCATAGTCTTGGTCGCTGCATAGGAGCGTGGGTGGACGTTGTTGTTCTTGCTCATTCATACGTGCTGTTCCTCAAGTGAACATCTATTATAGTCGAACGGGATTGGGATGTCAATCACGCGATTGTTATGTCTGCTTCTGTCTTGATAACGACTCGTGCGCCACAAGGCAGAATGGGTTTATCGCTGCCACCATAGATGACCGTGGATGGACCATGTATTTCCACTTGGTGTCCATAGGTATTGCTGCGACCTTCCTTGACAGTCAGGACTGGTTCGTTGGTTCCGTTCTTCATGTTGGAACGGATGATATGCTGGTTGACATGGATGTATTTGGTGGTCATATTGGATATACTTTGCTGATCACTTCAGCACATGCCTTTGCGATGTCCATGTGCTCCAGTTGAGTTCCGTTTTCGCTGCGCAGTTCAATGTAGTGGATCCAAGAGCGCAGAGTGCCATTCATGTACAGACGCGACACGGTGTTGCCTTCAGGCAGTACACATCGTGCTTGTTCCTTTGCGATGCCATTGTCGATCGCCCACTGGTACGCTTGCTTTGCTGCTTGCAGTACATATGCTTGCTGCAACTTCCAGTTGGTGTCAAGTGTGGAACCCTCTTCGAGTTCTACACTGTTCTGTCTGTTCTTCGTGTCCTGTAGTCGAGCATCACGCAACACAAACGCATCACCTTGGAGGTCGTCGACAGGGTTGGCATATCGCTGAGAGAATTCTTGGAATGAGAACGACCTGTGGCGCAGCATCTGTCGTGCTATGTCTCTGGTGGTCTCTATCTCAAGGCACATGCTGACCATCTCAAATGGACTAAAGTGCTTGTGCTTCATCAGGTAGTTCAGCAACTTGTCGTTGGGTGAATTGTTTATCTGGTTTGCTGGGTTGGAAACTCTTGCGCAGTATGCGACCAGATCACCCAGTCCGTTGTTAGTCGCTACAGCATTGAATCCGTCTGCTGCTTTGCTATAACTGATTAATTCTACTTTCATTATTTCTTACTCCTCAAATGTATTGGCATACGCCCATTCCAAAGCACCACCTGCTTCTCTGGATAGTGGACGGTTTTCGTACCAGTTGCCTGTCTCTTGGTCTAACTCAGTACACATCACGGCAATCTGGTCTTGTGTGATGGGGTACTTCTTCTTGACTGCGTTACATGCCACAGCGATCATGATAGCATACATCTGCGAATACCAACCGTCTTCACTGACAGACTTATACTTCTCTGCCATTTTGTTCGGGAAGAACGGACAGTCACGATAACCAGACCAAGAGTAGTCTGTGTTCGTCAGGGAGGACTTGCGATACTCCAGCACCTGCTTGCGCATCTCTGGTGACATGCGGTCAAGGAATGAGTTGCCCGTCTTCTCGACATAGGGATAGATGATCTTCAGTTTACCCACAGAAAGAGGAGCACCAGTTCCACGGATGAAGAAATTATTAGCACCTTGGTAATCTGCTGGAATATAATACATTCGCGACATATCCTTTGTCTGTGCATCTGCAATTTCGCCAATGGATTTATTAAGAGCATACCAGAACTGTTTGATCTCGTCTCTAGCAACCCTTCGGTCAAGATCGAAAACAACTCGGAGTTTAATCTTTTCTGGTGTCGAAGAAGCAGTAGAATAGATAACATAGTTATTATCTGGAAAGCAATCAATAATCTCATCTATAGTCCCTTCATATGAATCAATGTCTACTGCTGCCCACTTGCCCCATTCAACGACATTGTTGTTGGAGCGTGTTGTACCTTCCTCGTACACACATGGACTGATTAGGTATGCGTCTGTCTTCTTGTCAAGTGGTTGTTTGGACAGGTGCTCAAGAGTATCACAGAATGAATCCCAGTCAGGGAAGTCTGCGCGTCTGTGCGTCTTGTTATCAAACGGTGACTTGAATATTGTTAGTGAGTACATAATTTATCCGAAGAAGTCTTCAAGTGATACAGTCTCTTCCTCTGACCAACCAATTGCTTCAAGCACTGGTCGAACAACAGCGAGGAATGCCTTGTCGAACTGGGTGTCATAGTCCACATACTTGTGCAGACCCAACTCCTCGGGCAGATAGTCGTAGAAAGAGATGACGTTCTGCTTGATGTGGTTCTTTGCGTTCAGGTAGATGAACTTGATCTTCTCTCCATCCTTGATGAGAGTGTGACGTTTCTCCAGTCCACCATCCTTCAACAACTTGTTGTAGGTCAGGGAACCACGCACGTGGATCGGGGTGCCTTTCTTGTACACGGTGTATGGATCTTTCCACTTACCAATGTCGGACACGCCACGTGGGAATGCGACATCGTGCGGAGGCAGACTGTAGAAGTGCTTGCGGAATAGTTGTATGGCAGTCTGCGTTTCTTTCTCTGTACCAGTGATCATGATGTTGAACAAACCTTTCAGGGCAGTACGACAGGAGGCAGGAGTCGAGGACTTGACTGCCTCAATGCCCATGATCTTCAGTTTAGGTTTGGCATACTGTACACCCTCGTTGTTGTGTACGTTCAAGATGTAGCGTTTCTTGGCAGTCCAGATACCGTTGTCCGCGATTGCCTCACGACCCATCACCATCTTGTTGTCATAGGCATGCATGTATGTAGCGAGGTCTTCATATGACTTGGTGAATAGAGGCACGAACTTATCCTTGCCTATCTGGTCGAGCAACTTGACTGTCTGTGCTGTGTCGGTCAATCCCATCTTCTCGACCAGTGGACCAAAGTTCACATACAGTGAGTCGGTGTCCATGGCGACCACATAGTCGAAGTTGTCCGTACCAACTATCTTGTTCATGTAGTCATTCACTGCGCGTTCTGCCCAACGGATTGACAACTGACCAGACAACGTGATTGCTTCTGCCATGCGAATGTCGTAGTATCGAAACCACCTATTGGCGAGTGCACCATAGAGTGAGTTCATCATAATTTTAATCGCCATTTGCTGATTGTCGAGTTTGGCGATATCCTTCTCAGCAGAAGCATCACCTGCCTCGACCTGCCCTTGCAACTTGAGCATGTTCTGCTTGATCTGCTTTCGTTCAGCGTACAGTCCAGAAATGATATTGGGTAACACACCTTGCTTGTCTTTGTCGAAGTGCACACCATTGGCGGCAAGTGAGTCAAGGGGAGATTCAGAATCAGGACGAGTACCGTCCAGACAGTTATCAACAGTGACGCCAACTGTGCGGTTGTTGGAGATAGTCTCAGGCGACATGTTGTACTGCATGATGAGGTGAGGGTACAGAGAGTTCAAGTCGAATGATACAACCCACTTGTGGCGACCGACCTGTGGTTCCTTAACATAACCACCAGCGAATGGCACTGACTCGTTTTCTTTCTTGGGAGGTACAACAACCTTGCGTTTACATAGTTCACGATATATGTAGGTGTCCCACAACTGCGTGGTTCCGAAGGACTCTTGGTAGTTGCACCCACCCTTGTATGCGATGGTCATTGCCAGTTCGATCAAACCAATCTTCTCATCGATGCGCTCAACCAACTGGACATCCTTGATGTTGTAGTCGATGAACTTCTGGTAATCTTCCTTGTACAACGTGTACAGGTTGCCATGCTCCTCATAAGAGAGTTTCTTCTCGCCCAGTACCACGTTGGCGATGTGGTCGAGTTTGTACGACTCCTGTACACCAAAGGTCAGGTTGCCAAACTTCTGGAACAACTCGTAGTAATCCAATTGCTCAATACCCACCATGTCATATGTCTGCATCTCGCGACCTTTGACGTGGATGTTCTTCTCACGGACTACGTTCCACGGAGAATACTTCTTGTATGTGTCACCACCAATCATACGCTTTGTGCGGTTGATGAGATATGGGAAGTCGAATCCGCGACAGTTCCAACCAGTGACAACGTCAGGGCATGTATCCTTTCCGTTCCAGAAGTTGACAAACTTCAACAGCAGGTCGACTTCACCAGCACACTTGATGAATTTGATGTCAGCAGGGTCAACGTCAATGTGCTTGGTGCATAGTTCGGGGTCGTACTCGTCGAGCAGTGCCCATATGTAATAGGTTGGTTTGCCATGGTACTTCAGGCAGATAGACTGGACTTCACGGAGCGCGACTGCTGGTTCGGGGAATCCTTCATCCGATGCGACCTCAATGTCGATGTCAGCAACCAGTACCTGCTTGGGGTCGAACTTTATTTCGTTGGGAAACTTCTCTTGGATATACTGAGCAGCGAAGTTGTTGTTGCCATGTGCTTCCAGAGAGTCAACATACTCGTACCGTTTGCTGAACTCTGTTGCTTCCTTCATTGTGTCGAAGGTAACTGGTTTGACTGGACGACCGTCCATGGTGTTCCACTCGGTGGCACCAGACTGACTTGTGGTGAGGTACATCACTGGGTCAAACGTGTCGCGGTACTGCTCACGGACACCGTCTTTGTAACCACGATAACAGATGTTGTTACCGATGCGAGATATATTTGTATAGAACTTCATTCAACACTCCATAATTTAGACTCTATTCTACAGCAAACAGAATAGGAAGGCAACTCAAAACTCATCGAATACAACGAAGTCCCTCCTTGTTGCTGCTGTGGTTCCTTGGTCGTTCTCGCCCATTGTATCAAGAAATAGTTCATCCTGTGTTATTGCATTGGTGTTCTTTGCGCTCATGGAATAGTATTGTTTGACAGCGGGTTCGAATTGTGTGTCTCCTCTGCCAAACAACTGATTCTCTATACCAATGCCGAGTGAGGTGTATTGTGTGTCAAAGATTTCCTTTGCTGGCAGCAACCATTGACCCTTGTGGTCATTCCAACCCAATCGAGATCCACTTTTCGATATCACGCCCATTGGTCCAGTGTATCTATCTTTGGAAGGAAAGTTGTGCAGGAGTTTGACCATCCACTGTGCATACTCCTCTGAGAGACTGTAGAACTCCATTATAGTTCCTGGAAAGAACCCATCTACTTTGCCCCACGCTGTATCGATCATTGCTCGAAAGGACTCCTCGTTGACGAGAGCAGCGTCGTGCTCCATGATAGCGATTTCTTCTCCGAGTGCTATTTCGCAGATGAGGGCATAGTGCGAGTACATGATAGACTGGTACAACGGGAGGTCATCGAAGTTGCCTCCAAAGAATCTTGGTCTGCAAAAGTCTGTACCATTCTTAATGATGAAAGGTGGTATTGGTTCTTGGTTCTTCTTGAACCGGATAGGTAGAGTTTCAGGTGTGGTGCATTGAACTGGGGTGATAGACAATATATCCTTCACTGGCGCGAAAGATTCAATCGACTTGTTCATATATTGGACAGAGACTGGGTTGTCAAAGTCCACGATCATATAAGCGTTTATCACATACCACCCACAGGTTTAGATTATTGACTGTACCATCAACATACAATTTACAAATATGGTTGATGTTAGTATCACCCAGATAGTGAAATCTCTCTTGCGTAATACTCTCTGACGGTCATCTTTATGAAACGACATTTCTTCTCCTTAGTTTGATTTGTTTCCAATGTTATACTTTTGACAAAGTTCCCATTCTTTCTTATCACGGAAAGACACAATCTTTATCTGTCGGAGAGGAGTTTTGTCTTGTGCCTTTGAAGCATCCACAAGATTAACCAATCCCCAATCGCTCAGTAATGTCGCGATGGTGTTCCTTCTACCCAAGTCAGACACCTCAAGGTTTGCTTTCTTACCATCCAACAGGAACAATTCCTTGAAGTGGACGATGAAGTAGCGACCTTGCTTGTGTAGAATGTGACAAGACTGCCACAGTTTCTGCTCCTTCCTTGAAGCAACCCCAATACGGGTCAATGTTTCTCGAACCTTCAGAAAGTCATCTGGTTCGTTCAACGTGATCTCGAGCATATCACTCGGGGACCAATTCACTATTTCATTCATGAGTTGTAACCTATTCCAAATTGTTGTTATTAGTCAAGCACCTCAATGTGCCATTCTATTTAGCGTTTTCCTCCTTTGTACAATTTGGACTTGATGGCGGCAATATCTTCAGGTGTGAGGATATCCATGATGCTTTCTGCCTTGGCATCACTGTAGTTGTAATACTCTTTGACAAGAGCAACGTTTGCGACAGCGTCTTTCTTCACCCACTTGCTGAATCTCTTGCGCTTACGAATAGATGAGCGCAGGAAGTCATACTGTAGACGACCATCCAGTTGGTGACAACGGTTCATCTCATTGGCGAGAAGCACTGTGTCTTGGAAATATGAAAGACCACGGTTGACCATGAATGATGGATACTTGGACTCCTCCATTGGATCCATTATATCCTTCTTGGTCAGGTTGATGCTGTTGAGGTAGTCAAATGGATTACTCATCAGTGTAGTGTATCCGTTCCACGAGGGAGCGCGAGAGCGTTCTCCACGTCGGTGTAGAGGTCGTACGCCAGAGTCTTACCATATATTGTCTGCAACGCTTGCAGGTCGTCTACGGTGAATCCTCGCAGTCCCTCGACCGCTACGTTCTCTATCTCGGTCAACAGGGCGGTCAACTTCTTGAACAGGGTGAGGTTCTCTTCTTCGGTCATAGGAGCGTCTTCCATTATAGGTACTCCAAGTTGGCCATACATTCGGTCATACACGCGACCATATTCAACTCGTGGTCAGCAACAAACGCTGCCTTGAATTGATAATCTGCAAGGATGAGAACCAGTTGCGGGATGCTGTTCGGTTCAACCTTGTCAGTCATAGAGTCGTACACGCCACGGAAGATTGCTGCGCTCTCTGTGTCCATGTTGTTAGCAACCCACTTGCGCATTTCCTTGAAGTCCTTAGTCTTGAGGAAACCAAACAGGTCGGAGATGCTATCGGATGAAGACTTGCTGATAGCGTCGAGGTGCAGGGTGCCACCTCTCGAGTGACGTTGGAGTTCATTGAGGACGCGACGCCAGTCTGGGGCATGACGCATGATCAACTCAGCAACAAGGTTGGGGTCACTGACAGAGACGCCTTCGTCCTTCAGGATGCCCATGGTGCGCTTCATGAACTGTTCGCACAGTTGCACCATATCCTTCTTGCTTGTATTGAACTCGACAACGCCACAGCGAGAGTGTAGCGGTTCGATGATCTTGTTCTTGAAGTTGCATGTGAGGATGAAGCGACAGTTGTTGCTAAACTCCTCGATGAACCCACGCAATGCGGGTTGGGTTGATTGTGCGTTCAGGTAGTCTGCCTCATCGAGTATGACAACCTTGTACCCACCTTGCAGGGATACGCTTGATGCGAACTGCTTGATCTTACCACGCAGTGTGTCAATGTTACCTGACTCGGATGCGTTGATCAAGATGTAATCAAGGGAGAGTTCGTTGCATATTGCTCGGGCAACAGTAGTCTTACCAGTACCAGCGGTGCCAGTCAGTAGGAGGTTGGGGACTTCGCCAGTGTCGACGATTTCTTGAAAGGTTTTCTTGAGGTGCGGTGTCAACACGCACTCGGAAACGGTGGCAGGTCGATACTTCTCAACCCATAGTGATTCAGTCATAGTTCTCTCCATAATATAATAAGTGAGCAGTTTACCTCTTGCTCAGGAGACGGGTGCGAGGCACCGACCAGAGCGAGTTTAGTGTCATCTCGGGACGTTCGAACAGTTACGCGCCAAGAAG